AATGACGTTAAAGCAAGCGATCCAGCCGTACCGCCTGATCCAACAGTAGTCTGTCCACTTAATACTGGCAATGCTGCTATACCACTGGAAGGGGTGACAGTAGATGGTGTAGCATCACCCATAATTACCGATTCTGTTTTGCTAAAAGCTGACCCTGCATTTGTTACTGTAGTGTCTGTTTGTATCATCGCTGGAACGCCATTAGTTAACGATCCAACATTTATCCCACCAATTTTTCCTGATGTTGTGGTATCTCCTATAGTTACAGATGGTGTAATATTATTTCCGCTAAGACTATATGTAGTTCCTACCTTGTTGGTTACTACATAAGGCATATCAACAGTTATTTGTGCAGAGGTTACAAATTCCTGTTTTATATCTGCAAATGCAGCCGATGGAAGAAATAGAAGCAAAAGTGGTAAAAGTTTTTTCATTGGGTAGTTACTTTAGATTCCTTATTATCAGTTATTTTAGCGTCACCATTGTCTTTCTTCTTACCTTTTATAGAAAAACCTAGTGACGCAGTACTAGCTGAAAAAATACTTGCAATAAATGTAGGATCAAAATCTACAATCTTTTTACCATTAGGTGTCTCATAATAAGACAACGTTAATAAAGTGGCAGACCATAGTAAAACACAAACCTTTACTACGGTTTCAACCTTACTTTGTTCTTGTTCTTCCATGTTGTTTATAAGAAAACCCTACTTTGGGGTGAATAGGGCTTATTGACTTGTGCGAGGAGTCAAGCCAAAATTAGCAAATAAGTACATAATTGGAAAGTATATACCACTAAATTCATGCTTGCCCTATTAAAACCAATCCTTCTCACCTTTCTCAAATCAAAAGCCATACGTCAACTTGCATTGGATCTTGTTCGTGCCTGTGTAGAAAAAACAGATAATGATGTTGACGACAAATTATGCGATATGTTGGAGCAAGCACTCTTTCCAGGTAAATGAACCATAAGGAATTTTTTAATGTTCTAATTGGAAATCCACCACCAGAAATAGAACTTGAAATAGAAATTAAAAAAAGGGAGGTAGAAGAACTACCAAATTTTGTAATGAAAGAATATTGTCTTAACTTAGTAAAAGAAAACAAGCTGCAAGATGTGTTAATAATGGCTGCCATGCAACGTATCACTGAAACAGAAACTAAACTGTTACGAGTAGAAATGGCTTTACATCACCACACAAAAAATCTTAAACAACCAAAGAAAAAATATAAAAGCAAAAAAACTTTACTCGACAGATTTAAGACCATGTTGAGCATGTTCAGATGACCTTTTATCATCCCATAAGACTTTGTAATAGTATTGTTTTGTACCAACCTTGTTAACTCTTGTAAAAGCTTCTTTAATGCTACCTTCTTTTAATATGTACTTATTAGAACGCACTGCTGTCATTTTTCTTTTTACACGATCATCAACTTTAAACCGTTGACCAATTAGCTTATTGGGCATAATTTGTTAAAAAATAGTATATTAGTTTCAACAAACATTTTACCTATGAAAAAAGTAAATAAGATAGAACTATTAGAAACTCTTCATACTGTTCTCATACAAGAATTATTAGACAAGGTAAAAAGTGGAGATGCAAAACCTGGTGATTTAAACGTAGCAAGACAACTGTTGAAAGATAATGGTATTGAATGTATTCCAACAGAGAAGAGTCCAATGGAAGATCTTATGTCAAACCTTCCAGATCTTGATGTAATACCTGCTCTTGAAAGATAATTGCAACCTTTACCAGAAAAACTACAAGACTTTAGATACTTTCTAATCATAACGTGGCGGCATTTAAACCTACCTGACCCCACACCAGTTCAATTAGACATAGCTGAGTATTTACAGCATGGACCTCGTAGAAAGATCATACAGGCCTTTAGAGGGGTGGGTAAGAGTTGGATAACATCCACCTATGTTGTATGGAAACTACGGATGAATCCACAATTAAAGTTTCTTGTTGTCTCTGCAAGTAAAGATAGAGCAGATAATTTCTCTACATTTACCATGAGGTTGATCAATGAGATGCCAATATTAGCTCCGTTGCGTCCAGAAGACACTCAGAGAAACAGTAAGATAAGTTTTGATGTTGGACCTGCATCTGCTGATCATGCCCCTTCTGTAAAGTCTCAGGGTGTCTTAGGACAAATGGCTGGTAGTAGAGCAGATGAAGTAATAGCTGATGATGTGGAAGTACCAAATAACAGCTTTACTCAACCAATGAGAGACAAGTTAAGTGAAGCTGTAAAAGAATTTGATGCAATCCTTAAACCAAACGGTAAAATAACCTTTCTTGGTACACCACAAACAGAACAATCTTTATATCTGACCCTTGAAGAAAGAGGATATACAACTCGTATATGGACTGCACGTTATCCAGAACTTAAAAACAATTACGGAGACAGACTTGCTCCTAAGTTAGCTCAGAGCCTTGCAGAAGAGCTTGTAAAGCCGAAAGATCCTGTTGACCCTGATAGGTTCTCATCAATAGATTTGATGGAACGTGAGGCCTCCTACGGGCGTTCGGGTTTCTCCCTCCAGTTCATGTTGGATACATCTCTATCAGACCAAGACCGTTACCCTCTCAAACTATCAGACCTAATTATCAGTAGTGTTAACCCTGATCATGCACCAGAAAAGGTAATTTGGTCTTCTTCTCCCGAATACGTAATCAAAGAATTACCTTGCGTAGGTTTTAATGGAGACCATTTCTACAGACCTGCCCAACAATTCGGTGACTGGATTGAATATACAGGTTCTGTGATGTTTGTAGACCCCTCTGGTAAGGGTAAAGATGCCACAGGTTATGCCATAGTCAAAATGTTAAACGGTAATCTATACGTCCCAGACGCTGGTGGACTTAATGGTGGTTACTCTGACGCAGTATTAACAACCCTAGCCAAGATAGCTAAGACAAATAAGGTAAATACCATTCTCGTTGAATCAAACATGGGTGGTGGTATGTTTGCTGAACTGTTAAAACCCTTCCTTATGAGGTATCACCCCTGTGAAGTACAAGACGTTAGGAACAATAAAACTAAAGAACTACGCATAATAGACACCTTAGAACCTGTAATGAACTCTCATAGGCTCATAATAGACCGCAAAGTAGTAGAAAAAGACTATAGATCTAACCCTAATGAAGCACCAGAACGTAAATTAAAACTTCAACTTTTCTATCAGATGTCTCGTATAACCAAACATAGAGGTTCTCTCGTACACGATGACATCCTTGATGCCCTTTCAGGAGCAGTTGCCTACTGGACTGAGTACATGAACCAGGATGAAGACCGTAATATCAAATCTCGTAAAGATGAATTACTTAGAGTTCACCTAGACAACTGGGGTTCTTCTATTAACAACACCATCACTCAAACTGCTCTCGGTATGTCTCCTTCTCAAATAAGTAATTCTAATACCCCTAACGATGGATTTATAAGTAATTCTTATTAGGTCGTACTTGTGACCTAATTGAAGGGGGGGACTATAGGGGGGGATGTCCCTTAGTTAAGACCAAAGTTATAAGGATGTAAGTAGTAATTTGTCCCTACAAATTGCTGCTTAGGTAAGTCCATAATAGACTCCCATAAATAACTACTAAGTCACAAGATCCTACACAGAACTATCTTCTTCAGAATTATCTACTAAAATAAATAATATAAGACCCCTATAAGACACTTCTGGGCAGTCTATAGGGGTCTTATAGTCTTCTTATAGTTAACTTATAAGTAACTTATAGATAACTTATAGGTATCTTATAGATATCTTATAGATACATACAAAATAATTTTGAAACAAAAATTTGAAGGGTTTACGCATATATAGAAACTTTATTTTTCCCCATGTATATGTAGATTTTCTTAGAAAAAAGTACTTAATCTTTTGTAAAACATTGATATAACTAGGTTTTTACTAGACTTATAATCTAGTTAATGGGTATTTAGGGGTCAATTGTAAAGTTTTGTTTCAATATTTGTTATTTTATTTTATCGATGCCACACCTCTAGTAATACTGTTAACAGTACTAGTTAACTATTAGATAATTAATAGATAGCCAGTACTAAGCCCCAGAAACTTATTAAATCAATGTCACAAATCAGATTAGAAAAAGGACACTATGAAATCCCTTCAACTTATAGAGGGATGATAATAAAAACTAAAAGTTGGGATTATGCTCTTGAGTCTCCTGACAATCATTTAGAAGCTGCAAAAGCTTTAATGGAAAATTGGGAAATGAAAGAATATAACCCAGGAATGAAAATAGTATCTATGGGATGGGACCATGATCACTATTACTTTATTGTTTCTTAGACAATCCCTTAAAGCCTCTGCGGAGGTTTTAAAGGGTTCTCTTAATAAAGAACCTTAGTAGTTGTTTACAGCTACAAACACCGCCCAGTTATTAATTTTAATTATTATGTCTAACGACAAATACGACTACGAAGCAGAATTAAAAGCTGCTAAACGTGCAGAGATCGAAAGACTTTGGTTTGCAGAGGAAGCTACTAATAAGGAGCTACTGGAGACCTATAAGTCTCTTGATATTAAAAAAGAGGATTCATTATGAAAGCTTCTTATGAAAAGAATTGTGAGTACTATACAAAAGCTTTAGTACTTGCAGTAACTGCACCAACAAAAGAAAAGTGTGAAGAATGTTCACAAATAGCAGCAAGTATAGGTGAAAGTTTATCTGATAAAGATAAAGAAAAATATAAGATAGCTGCTGAATTAGCTATTGAAATGCACCTAATGAAAAACTTTTTAAGCAAGCCTAATTAACTTTAGGCTTTTTCTTCTTTCTTTCTTTTTTTTTATTTTTTTTATTGTTGTTAGTTGCTTATTATCCTTAGCGAAACTTTAAATGGACCTATTAAGAATTTTTTTATTTTGAATTTTTAACAGGTTCTTTTGAACCTAGTCCTAGATTATTAATTTTATGAAACTTTGTACTAATCAGAGTATCCCTGTTCAATATTTAAAGGGAGCTTGTATCTTTTTATCCGATGAGGATGAAGGGAGGTATATCAAAGACGTGTGTGTAGACCTGGACAAACATTCTATTATCCTTGTTGATGATGATGGATGTGGTTTGTATTGGGAGTCTTTACGCAATGCGTCTATACAGTTTGGAGGTAGGTAGATGAGAAAACTATTTTCTAAACTATTGAAAAAACCTAAAAATTTAATTGTTGTACCCTTTAAATTACCAACAACAACAGATTTATCCAAAGAAGCTTTAGATTCAATGGAAAAAAGAGCATTAGATAGATTGAAGGGCTTATCTAATGAGTGATTATCCATACAGTCTTAATGCCATAGCTACTCATTTAAGGCAGCTATCTTTATCTATTGCTAAGAAATTAGACATAAGTGAGGAAGATGCGTGGGATCTTTGCATTGAAAAACTAGAATCTAAGTTTGTCTCAATGAAAAGGGAGGATGATCAAAATGAATGAACCTAATCATCTTAAATTTAATTCTCTTTACCAACTACAAAAAAAAGATAAGTTTAAAGAGATGTCTACAGCACAAAAAGCTTTTGTTCTTAAATACATTTCGCCTTTAGGTTATTACAAATGGCATAAGATGGCTTTTGGAATGGCTATAAGGACAGAAAAAAGACCCGATAAATACAGACCAAGTATATTGTCTGCACCTGCTTATTATTTAACAGATCAACTTGTAGAAGCGTTTATAAATACATCTGTAAATAAATTAAAGTTAGATAAAAGACCTAATATTATTAACCATCAGTATTTTGTCTTTCAATCTTTAGGTATTAATCGTGCAGCTTATTGTTTATGTACTGAATATGAAGAGAGTACTCATGTAAAAGTTGCTTGTTCAGGCTCAAAGTTTGATCGAAAAACTGGCATGACTTTGAAACAAGAAAAAAATAATTTCTTTTCATCAAATCCATTTTTTAATTTTCACATAAATTGGACAGATTTAACACATACTTTCAATAAGACTCCGAGGAAAAAGGCTATGCCTGTTTTTGAAGAACAATTTAATGTGATTGCTAATTTTATTTTGTTCATGAATCAGCAACCTGATATTACTTATGAAAAAGTACCACCAAGTATAAGTCTACCTATACAAATGCAAGCTAACAGACAAGATAGGTTTCAACCTAGACCTGTTACTTGGATAGGTAAAGACTTTACTGAAAGGGTTATCAAAATCAAACCTGAGTCTGATGAACTACTTGTAAAGCATCCAGGTAAACCAAAGCGTTCTCATTGGAGGAGAGGGCATTGGCATACCATATTACAAGGACCAAAACGTAAACAAAGGAGAATGAAATGGTATCAACCTGTATTTATCATGGGGAATAAAGCATGAGTTATTCAATAAGAACTAGGCTGCATCATTGGATTGAACAATGCCCTTGTACTAATTTTTTAGTAAAGAATAAAAAAGAACAGGAACAAGTTGATGGTGTTTGGTATGACGTTGTTGTTGTTGAATGTCTTGTAAAAGCGGAGGAACAACAATGAAACATCCTAAAACTTTTACATATAAAGGTAAAACTTATGATTGGATACCTGAACATCCAGATAATTACACTTGGGAAGATGGTACACAATCTTGCACACCTTTAGAATCACAAATTGAAAGAGTAAAATTTCTTGAGGAAAATAGCTAATGATTATTTGTCCTAACTGCGGTGGAACAAATACCACAGCACCACAAGCAAGGAATAGACCTAAAGCACCTTATGTGTGGAGATCTAGAACTTGTAAAGATTGTGGTAAAACTTTTAGTACTCGTGAGTACACGTTAGAAGAACTTGCTAATTTGATGGAGAAAGATAGCGAAACTGTTGTTAATTTAAGAAGTCAATGTGATGATTTATTAGCAGACTTAGCTTTATTAATTTCCCAGTATCAAGATGAACAACGTAGTTAACCTTGCTAAATACAGACATGATCGTGAAAAAGCGATTGATGAACGTATAGCTAATGCAGAACGCAGAATTAATGAATTACATCTATTAATTTATGCGTGGAAATTGCTTAAGCACTGATTTGGTGCATAATTATTTTTATTAAAAACTTGACTTTTTAAATTAGTTTGTATTAAAACTGATTCTCATTCTTAACTACTACTAAAGGAGTATCCTATGCCCAG